ATTTGGATGGAGCCACCGAAACTCAGGCCCGTATTTGTGAAATCATTTCGGAATGAAATCATATACACGTCAATGAACTTGCAATTGACAACCTGAAGATTGCCATAGCCGCAGCCAACACGAATACCAACGGAGTTGTCCTGATTGCGGAAAGTTACGTTAGACAAAGTACAATCACCGTTTAGGCCAAAGTGGAAGTCAAAACGATTGACTACAGAATTGGACATGCGAATCGTATCAACGAACACGCCAGCAATCCAACCCCAATACTGCGTCGCCATGACATTGTTAATGGTCACGTTAAAGCAGTAACTAAGCCTAAGAATATATGAGTTGTACTGTGCTGCCATAAGTGCCTGATTAGAATTGTTGAATGCGCTGATGTTGTACACATTCACGTTGGCGCACTGGTCAACATGAATCAAGCCCTTCATATCATATGCATTAGGGTCAGCTGTATCAAGATTTGCGATATCAACGTTACGCACACTAATATCGCACACATCAACGCATGAGCGCATTACATGAAAAACAGTTGGGAATGAACCGCTTTGCGTGTAATGATTTTCAACGTAGCAACCACCAATCATTATGCGTGGCTGGTTCACGTCGTGAACGTTCCTAAGCGTGATGTTGCCAGCATAATTCAGGTCGAACGGACTTGAAATCTTATATCCGTAATCGTCGGTCACAACTGGATATGAATAGTAGTTACTGCTGGTTTCTGTTGACGTTGTCCTAGTTCCGATGAACCATGCTGGAATGTCAGCACCATGCATCAAGAAGAACTTTCCGCGAAGGTCTGCTTGTGTAAAGGTAAAGTTTGTAGACGTGTCGATAGTAAGATTCTTTACAACAGCTGCAATGAATTCGCGCGGCCTAATTGAATACAGTTCCTTTGGAGAATCGTTATTTATAACGATGGTCAATCCGTGCAGGTCAAGCGCGGTATTCACAACTACGGTATCGAAGTTGCCAAGAAGCTTACCGCAGTTCTGCACAACAGGAATATCAAGCAAATTTGCCAGCTCGTGACACTTGCGAACCACAGCCGAATCGTCTGCAACACCGTCAAGAACAGCACCAAGCATGGAATATGACAGATGGTCATTTACAATCAGCTTTGCGCGCATACTGTTATCAAGTTCAATGATATCCATGCCGTTTGCCGTACCGTTAGACGCAACGACGTAATAAGCAGCGCCACCGTCACCGTTCGCGCGGAAACCATTGGTGTGACACACCATTCCTTCCGTAAGGTATGTAGCGCCTTGCATGTCGATAACGGTATCAAAAGACCGCAATGCACTATATTTAATTTCATCTACATAAGCCTTAACAGTGTGCTCGGTATCAAAACCATCAAGAGTTACATTGGCCGCATCCTCAAAATCACTGATGGAATGCTGTGGCGAGAAGTTGTCTCCGATAGTCAGCATAGCATTTCTAGCAATTGCGTCAACATAATCCTTAACAGTATTGTCTGCGCTGAAAGCCGTCTTTGGCAGAAGCGTATCAATGTCAGTCTGCGCTCCATCAGCCGTTTCCTGAGCCGTATTAGCTGCGGCAAGTGCATTTTCTGCAATTTCCCGTGCAGCAGCAGTCTCACGGCGATACATTTCAACCTGCGCATTGTAATTGCCAGTTATAGCCCAAAACTCCTGATTGGTGATTTCCACACCAACGGGCACGAACTGGCGCGACGTATAGCTGTTTCCCTGATAGAGAACGATGGTAAGCGGCTCATATGGTGCGGTATTGTCCCATTCGATAGAGTCCTCACCTTTGCGGCCGAAGATGGGAACATATCGAGCGCCGATATACTGTCGCGTGCCTACGACCTTAAAGAACTCCTCAAGAATCTGCGAAATCTGTTCAGGCGTGAAAGTGTCTGGCATTTTGTATCTCCTTAATACGTAATGGTTAGACGCCCGTAATCGTCGCTGCTATAATCTGCAATGGTGTCAAGAATAAACGTCAGCTGATACGCAACATTCGCGCAGAAATAACCATCATCAGTGAGTCCGAAGAAAATTCCCTGATTGAGAATCTGCTTCATTATCTCATTGAAGTTGTCGCGTATCCATTGCTCAATCTGTGCCGCATAATAGTCAAAGAAACCAGATTCCTTAAACTTCTCGAAATCCTCAACCAGCTGGTTTATGGTATCGCGGTCAACGTTAATCTCGTCGCCCATGTACTCGACATATTCGCACAGCTTTTTGAGCAACTTTCCGATAGCCTTCCAACGCTGCTCTGCTGAATACACATCCCAGTACATAGACGGAAGTACAGGAGTTGCGCCCATGAAAGCGCCAAAAGGCGTCAACGGAACAACCTTACTCGGATTCAGCATCTTCGCTTACCCCCTTTCGATAATACTTGATATCAATAATGTCATTCTTCAATACGTTCAAGAGCCCAATGATGTAAGCATTCGCACCAAAGAACAGAAATGAAAGCATCACAAGAATGAAAACAACATCATCACAGTTCATTGGTCTGCTCCATCCTAGCATTAATGAGACTGACAGTTTGAGTGAGTCCGACTATTGCTTCCTTTAGTTCCTTCATGGTGGTGTTAATCATCCAAAACAATCCGCAACAACAAACGATTGGAAAACCCACGGTGCTAATAGCCTGTACAAGTTCGTTATATTCCATGTTACACCCCCTTTACCAAGCGTTGATGCTTACAGTGTGCAACTGCGAAAATAGGTCTGAAATGCAACTACAAATCAAAGAGTTTACGTCATAGTAGTTTCTGACGCGCTCAGCAAGTTCAAGAACATCCATCTGCTTTATGCGCTGATATTCAGTGTCATTTCCTGTAGATGCGTAATCCTCGTTTCCAGCAAGTTTTGTTTGTGGGAAATCGGAAAAGATGTTACGCGACTTATAGTATTCTCCTTCTTGACCAAGCGGTTGATAATAGTCAGACTCAGGGTCAAGCATCGCGTATAGCTGCATGAATTTTGGCATAATTTCGTTCATACGCGTGAGAAACATTTGCTTCCAAATTCCGGGCGGCGTAACGCAAATCTCACGCCACCAAAAATGATTTGTAATTCGCGCGCAAAGTTCCTTATGCTGTTCCTCGCTATACTTTGGTCCAAAATCCCACGACGGGTCTGTGAGGTCAAACCATCCTGCTTCTGCAAGTTCACAGATTTGAATGGTCATTACAGCATGAAAGTCAGGCGGCTCTGCTGTCAAATCGTCCTCAAATATTTCGATGTGCTCTAGCGCCATGTCACACCTCGTACTCTGCTTCAACAGTGGCAAGTTCAGGAATAAGCTCCGCCTGATGCACCATATCATGTTGGAAATTGAAGTTGCGAGACTCTAGGTCGCTATTCCATTCAACTGAAATCGGACCATCCGTAAGATACTCAGGAAACATCATATTCAAATGGTCACATGCGGCGCGTCGTTCTGACAGCGAAGCCATGCGGATAATCTCCGACGGATTTCTATGCGCCTGAATTTCGTCCTGCGTCTGACGCTCCATCTTCAGCGTGGAATTCTCGATTCCTAGCATCTGATAGACTCGATTCCAGACGTTCATTTCGTCTTGTGCGATTTGCTCAGCAAGATAAGGAACACCCGTCTGCATTGCCATTGTCTGTACATCACGTGCAAACTCTGGATATGCAAGCACGGCAGGCTCTCCACCAGCAACCTGCTTTACCATGTTGATTGCGTCAAGTTTGCGCTCCTGCGGCACGAGCCAGACAACAGGCATCTTCTGATGGAATCGGTTCACATTCTTTGTAATGCGAATCTGTGCTAGTTCGCGAGCATATAGGTTAATACCTTCCATCAACGGAAAGCGCGTCGAATTGTCACGAATCAAAGCACCGTTAAACATGGTGCAATGAAAGCGCCAACCATGGTTGCCGATTGAATCCCACTGAAATGGATTGTCGTACACGTCAAGAATCGACTCATACTCTGCGCGCGTGGAGAAGAACGTACCGCGCATACTAGGAGGGAAGGCAATCGTTGCCACACCATCAAGCATCAAAGTGTATTCAAGAAAGCGTGCATCACAAGTCTTTGGCAGATTAATCCACCTAAAGCGATTCATTGCAAGCTGCATGATAATGTTACGGTAGTATACATATACGCGCTGATTGTAGCTAGCTGATTCCCACCACATAGCGCGGCCATTATCGTACCGATTTTTGAAGCGATTCTTTCCGCCGCGTTTAGCCATATTGTATCACCTGCAATTGCGGATTGCTTGCCCTATCTATAATAGATTGTAGCATGCTTTCCTGTTCCTGTAAAGCCGTTGTGGTTAGTGCCTGCATCGAAGCGCAATGATTTGCATACTCTGTCTGCAACTGTTCTGTCATTCCTTCTGTGCGAGCAAGCTGCTTCTCATAATCTACGATGCTTTGTATTTCCTCGTCGGTCATTCCCTGATACGTACCATCGGTTTCAAGAATGTGCAAAAGCATTGACACACTTCTAGGAGTCGAAGTCTCTTCACCAGTCTGCTCTACGACTTCCTCATTTGTTGGCATAGATGCTCACCTTTCCAATCTCGTCTGGATTGTTCCAAATAGTTACGCCGCGCATGAAGATGGAAATCATCGTCTCTTGAATCATGTTATTTGAGCTTTCCCTATCGTCCACCCAAATGTCTCCAGCCTTCCAATAGCAGAAGTGCGGCATCGGACACAGGCCACTTTTGCCAATGTCCCACACCTGATTCAGCGCGTAGCCATACCGCATGAACGTGTCGCCTATTTGCCGCACATCACCGTTTGGCATCGTCTTTACCTTAAACTGCACACCATTGTTTCCCACATAGTGCGAAAGATAGTTTCCGTTCTCAGGTGTGACCTGAATCGGTGCGCGCTTCTTCATGCCGTTTAGGTCATATTGCATTCCGAACTGCGTTGCCTCAAGATTTTCCTTAGCATTCAGCACGCCAACTTCGCGCGTGTATCCTGCATTGGCATTACCCGTGTCTCGCGTTGCATCGGAATTGGTGCGCATCGTTGCAGCATTGTTTCCAGCATTTGTACGCATCGTACTATTGGTGTTGTTTGTCTGTCTGCTAAACGAATTATTGTTTGTTGTATTCGTGCGAGACCGCAAGCGATTCTGTTCGTCTGTGGAAAGTGTCGCGACAGATGTTGATATAGCTGTGGTTGCACTATTTGCGTTGTTCATGATGCCAACGGATGTGGTCTGGCCGTTAAGCACGATTCCTGCGGTATCTTCTGCAACCTGAATGCCAATCATGCCAGATGCAATGCCACCCAAAGCGCCGATTGCCGCGCCAGCTCCCATACCAATTGGTCCACCTGCTGCACCAATTGTTGCGCCAAGGCCAACACCAGACATTGCACCAGAAAGTACGCTAGTCCACGCGCTGCCTGCGGCGCTGTTTTTATTAACAGCAGCCGTAGTCTCATTGTCAACCAAAGTTGTGGCGATAGAAACTGCATTGCTTTGTGACGTCTTTCGCGCACTGGCTGAATTATTATATCCAGTGATGTTGGATGAAGCGGTATTTGAGTTATTTGTGTTGGTAGTATTTGCCGCGATTGTTAAATCGGCATTGTTGCGATTGCACGTTGCAGTATTGTTGGTGTTAGTCACCAACGTAGTTGCGTCTCTATCCGTGTTCGCATACATTGTGTTGTTAGAGTCCACTGCATTAGCGCGCGCTGTGTTTGCACTTCTCACCGCGCCATGATAGGCTGCAAGCGCGCGCTTGCCGTTACCGCGCACATTTGCATCGAAGTTGTCAAGATACCAAGCCTTGTCAGCATCCATGTAGATAGCATAGCACGGAATGCTCAAATCGAAGCAGAACTTAGACCAATCGGAATTAGGCATTTCCTTCTGCTGCGAAGTGCCGTTCATGTCAATCCACGCATAAGATTGCGAACCAGAGCCGTTGATGCCGTCGAACCAAATACGCGCATCCAAGAACGGATATGCGAGCATAGCATCTTTGTGCGCGGTAATGCTTCCAGTATTCTCAACGCGAACGGTGACAGATTCGCCAACATTATCAGTGATTTCAATTACGCTGTACGGGAACGTATAAAGTTTTGCAAGATGCTGATATTCCTCTGGAAACGCAAACATGTCTTTCGTCAGCGATATATCAAGCTGCGCATTCCTTCCCACGCATTCGCGCAGCGTATATCCGTGAAAACTTATTGATGTACCAAGCGTTAGCATGTCTGCGTCAACCATGAAGCATGCTAGAACGGTTCGGAAGAACACAGGGCAATCATCCATCACCTTTGTGATAAACGCCTGTGCGCTAGACGCCGCAATAGCATACATGTATGTACCGTTTGGTATATAGTCCTGCGTCCGACCAAACGGATTATTATGAATATTTAGCGCAGAATAGTTATCACCGTTTCCGACCTTAAAGCCATTCACCTGCAATTGATATCCATAACGCGCATCTATGTCGCTATATGTTATATTACCAAACGTGTAATTTGGGTCATTGTGCGAGACTGAACCCATAGCGGTTAGCTCTGATGCAGGACATGTTGATGCAAAACACACGTACTTTGTGCCGTTACCAAATGGAATATAATTTGCCGAACGAACTACAGAAGCGTCTGACGGTGTAACATCAGGCGCAAGAATGTAATCATTATTTTCAATTGGATTTGCAAGGTACGAATCAACATCAGACGCCGCGACAGGCGCGTGTCCGCGCTCTAGCATAAGATATTTGATTTCAACGTCATTCTGGTATTGAGTCCAAACGTCAAGCGACAGTCTGCAAGCTGTGGAATTAGCCGCACGATAATCAATTGAGTTGATAAAGAAATACCAACGTCTTATACCAGCTTCGCTGTTCTCATAGTTGATTGGTGGTTCTGACCCAGGTAGTACGGGAATTGTTACAACCATATAGTTGAAGCGAGCTGCAACATCATATGGCACAGGAACTTTAACCGCTTGCTCTGGAACATAAGCGCGGTCAGAATCCAGCTCAATTGTGTAATAATCATTCAGCTCGTCAAACCAACTGTCACGCTCGATATTTGTCTCAAAACGCGCAACATCAGAATAGTCTGAATTCCAAAGCACATTGCATAGTTTAATTTTGGTGCCAGCAACCCAGCGCGAATAATCGAACTCGTTTTTGTATGCATATACATCAACGTTGTCAATGTTGGGAAATCTCGTGTCGTGCAGCCGTCCGAATTTCATTGTTCTCCATTCAAAAGCGAAGCAAGAGCCCGCGCCAGAAATCTGACGCAGGCCCTTGCAACAAGAAGGGAAGCGCTACTCGACGGTAAACGCCGAAGAAGCCGTGTACGTGGTGGTTTCACCACTAGGATTGATGTACGCAGAAGTTGCGGCAACAATAATCGTATCGCCACTAAGAAGATTGTCTGCGACATGAAGCACGCCGTTGCGGTCAACGCGAGTCTTAGGGGACTTGACCGCCTGTACAGTCTCAGCGCCTTCCTCACCAACCATACGCCCAATCGAAACAAGGAACGACGCGGAATCAGGCTTGACCTCGAACACATCATCGTCATTGTTGGTGATGCTGCCATTGAGCGTAATAGTAAGCTGCTGCGTACCGCCAGCACTAACTGACCCAGTTGCAGGAGTCATAGTCATGCCAGTCACAGTCTGCGTAGAAGTGAGGATAGCGGTGCCCTCGTCGGTCGTGTAGCAAATTGCAGGCGCAACAGGCGAGACGGAATACAGACCCCAACGATGCAGGAAGAAGTTTGTCGAAAGCGTAAGCTCATTGAAGCGAGAAGTGTTCTGACGCAGACGGTCGCGACACTGGAAGAAGTCTCGCGTAGTGAGAACCGCACCAACACCAGCCATTGGAAACTCGTCAACCAGAACGATACGCTCCTGAATCTCACCCTTCTCCATATGGAACGCACCCATGAGAGCATCGACGTCAATCGCCGCGCGAACCTCAGGAGTGGTCAGGAAAATGAGCTCCTCAGGACGCGCGAAAACGGGATAGTCTCGCAGCTCGGGAACGTCGGCATGATAACGCGCAGACGGGAACGCAAGACGGCCAGCATCCGCCTTAACCATCTTTAGAAGCGTCTTTGCAGAATCAGCCGAATCAGTAATGTCAGACGGAATTGCAGTAAGATTGCGCTTGAAGAAGCCCATCTTTTCCTCATAATACGCGAACAACTCAAGCATGATGCGATACTCGTCATATTCGTCTGAAGAAATGGGAACTTCCATAATCTGCGCGATATAGTTGTTAAGTCCCTCGCTCTCTCCATCACCAGCAAAGGCCATCATAAGTTCCTCGCGGTTTACCGTAATTGGATAGTATTCCTGACGGTTAATCTTGTGGAACCAAACTGCTGACTCGGGACGATAATCGCCAAACAGCTTCTCCACGTCGGGAATATCGCTGTAAGAATGCGAACGCACCCACTTGACGGCAATTTCCTCCAGCTTGTCGCCCCAGCGAAGGTCTGCCTTCTTGAATCCAGCAAGAGGGTTACGCCACGCCTGCTGATGAACATACGTAGCGCCAATGCGATTAACGAGCACACTTACAAACTGATTGTAAAGGTCAAAGTTCTCAGGCGCAAAGAGGTACGAAACTGTCGCATCCATGTCATTGACAGTCTCGCGCGGAACTCGCTGCTGATAATCGTTACTTCCGTTCAACCATACTCGGTCAAGAATGGTGCTGTTATTAACTGCCATAACTTACTCCTTACTTCCTAATTGAAAAATCAAGCTCTGAAAGTGGCTTAAAATCATCAACAGGCTCGGGGTCAGAATCATCCTGCACAACCATACCCGCACGAACCATGACACCCTGTGCATCACGAATTGACTTAATGCCACCCATGATGGTGTCCATAGTCTCCTTGAAAGACGAAATGGTGTCCTTCATTTCATTGAACGCTTCTACCGTGACATACTCTGGAGTAGGCTGCGTGTCATTTGATGCGTCACCTGCGTTATCGGTCGCATCATCGTTTTTAACGTTCGCATCCTCGATAGTCGTGTTGTCGTTGGTTACGTCGTTCTTCTCGTCTGGCTTCGGCATGTTGTTCCTTCCCTTTCTGTTGTCGATTCCTTGCCATAAAAGAATGGGCCACATGGGAATAGTTGGTGCTACCCCATGTGACCCTAGTATATCGCAGAGTGACCCGTACAGTCAATTGAAACGCCGACCATGCGCGGAAGGTCAGGTGCGTATCATCGCATTGGGCCCCCGTCCTTCCTACTCACTTCATGCACGGCACCCCACTACAGAACATAATATCAGCGTATCCCCAAAAGTTCAAGTACCCTAAAGAAGTCACGTTTGGCGTCGATGGAATCATACCGCACTATTCCAGCCCAATACAGCTCTGAGAAGCTGCGCAAAACGCTATGCAACCTATTTGCGGCAATATAGTTGACTCGATTGTCCTCATACGAAAGTGCAAAGATTGGCTTGTTGGTATTTCGCGGAACCTTTTCACTCACATAATAGTAACCATCCTGCGTATCACTCCATATGCCAAACTTCTTACCGTCAAGCACGATGCCAAATTGATACTTCGCTCCTTTAGGCTTCTTGCACACGAATTCATCAGACACGTTATGAAATATGTTCTGCACGTTCTCTCTACCCTCAACGGTACCAGCAAGCATGCGACCTGCAACTGTGCCAGCTGACTTCTCAGCCGAGTATGCGTCAGACTCCACAAAGTGAAGCAAGAATGTCTTACCCTCGTACCAACGATATCCATACTGCAAATCCGTGCCTACTCCATAACGCGCGAAATAGGGATTAGTAATATCAACAGCATTACCCAATAGATAAACATGAGGACGTAATCCAGTAGTGTCTTTTCTTTCTCGCGAAATGGTATCCACAATATTAGCCAATATAGCAAACTCGTTAGGCAGATACCTATGATGCCTGTCCTGCCTATCAAGAATGCACTCGTCAAATATGAATCTATCAACATTGTCAAATGTCCTTGTCTTATCAATCTGATACGTGGTCATTGCTATAAAATACACCAACAAATGCCATACAACTTTTTCGTCGGAACCATCGTCAGGCTTTAGCGCCCAATAACCATAACGCGAGTCTGTCTTGAACATGTAGCGCGACAGTTCAGGCATACGTGACAGACGCGAAAAGTAACCATCGGAAACGACACTAAGCTGTGTCTTTGTTCTGACAATCTCAGCATATCGCAAATCACGCTTTATGCATCGCGTAATCGTTCGCAAGCGAAGGCCAAACGTCTTACCGATGCCGCGCGCACCGACTACCATTGTCACATCTGCATCATAGGATATCGTGGTATCCCAATCATAATATCTAGCATCCATATCAGAACAACTCTATTCGCGCTTTTCCATCGACAACCAACTCCCTCATACGCGTGTCAACATTTCGATTATAATGCTCCCGCAAGTATGCAACATTCGATGCGTTTGTGTATTTGGACGTGTCTCCGAGCCACCTGCCAGCCGCATATAGAGCGGGCGATTCGTGAGATACAACATGCGCTGATTGTCCACGATAATCGGTAACGTAATCGTCATACACATCTTGTGCGGATGGATGATGCGATTCAAGAACATGCGAAATATTGTGCGAAACGAAAATGTTATATCCAAGACAAGACTGTAAGATGTTTTCTGGAGCATTTCCCTGAACCTCCAAATCATGCATAAAATGCTCAATATGATACATACCATCTGGTCTACGCAAGCCTGCACACGTGATATGAAAACTACCGTCGTAACTTATGCGCGCCTTATTCCATGCTTCATAATGAAATTCATAATGATGACCCTTGTTTTCCAACTCGAAACCGCCAACACCATGCAAATCAGAAGCCATGTCTGGAAAGCTAGCGCGTATTCGCTTCATGCATGTATCAATGGCGTGCGTACTAATCTCTAGCATGGGCTCTAGAGCCAACTCTATATCATCATCCGTAACATCTGAATCCAACGACATTTTCATGGAATCAGTGTCACCACCAAGAACCCTAACACGCTTCCTAAATTGCATCCATATCAGCTGCATTGCCAGTAACATATGCATACGCGAACCTGCAACAATTCTCATGCCATATGTATATAGAACCCTGCATGTATTTGGCTGCTTATCTTCCCAATTCGCTTCTGTGACCCTAGAATTGACGTCAACCATCAAGTTACCATCTATGCAAGTATATTCAGGACGATATATGTCCTGTGCCATTGTGCCATAGATGCCATTAAACATGCCTTTCACTGTTGACTGATAATATGATGCAAAAAATTGTTCGCTACATTCTCCACTCCTTAGCATATGCGCTATGCCGTCTGGAATCGTAGAGGATATCTCACCATCATAGGGTATACCTTGCCTATACGTAGCGTGTATTCTCTTTGCTGCATCCTTTCTCTTGTACAAAAGATTGCTCTGCAGTGTGACATAATCAGGCGGCTTCACGAATGACCCAGAAGATTCGCCATAAACGGCCTTCATAGAATCCCACTCATAGACCTGTCCAAAACACCACAGCTCAATCTCATTAAAATGCATGATGCAACGTTTTGCGTTATACAATTTTCCAAACGCAAATTCAGCATCTTCAAATTGATTATACCAGTGCAGCGAGCGCACATATTCCTCTTGCACCATTGCAGCTTCATTGAAGCCATATTGTGCAGCTGAATCTATTGTAGGACGAAACTTGCTCAATGGCTCTAACGCCAAACCCCAATACTCGAAGCATGACCCTTTGCGCATGCGAACGTTTTCAAACTCTATTCTTGCATGTATTGCACAATCGAAAGGCTTCTCATAATGGTCGAAAATTTCTGCCGTAGAAGTGTTGACAATCCTTTCACACAACGCTGTGAGCTTTTCAGGCGGGCGCAACTTGAAATCATCAGGCACCATACGACCGTTGATAAATGTGTGATGCATGCTTGTAACGTCTACTGACAACACATTTTGCTGCACTGTGCTGGCATATCTTGCGCTTGTGAAAGTCCAGCCACCATAGAAGCACGCTTTGCGCAATGCATACACGTCAAAGGATGGTGGCAAACATTTGTTGCACAAATTGATGAATGCATAGTCAACAGTGATGTTCTTATCGTCCTGCTTCTCTATCTTCAACGGCCCTATTTGACGCTTTGCCATTTGTCTAACAATGCCAGTTTTGGTGAGAATTGTAAAGCCCAAATCTGATTGCTTCATCCATTCGTTAGATTGAAGCAAGTATCTAAAATAGGCTGGTATGACCTCAACATCGCGTCTGGCATAAAACAATTCGTCGCTAGTAAGTTCTGTCTGTGGCGTGCGTATCAGATTGTAATCCCAATCACCTGTAGCTTTAGGCAGCCCAGCTGTTCTGCCCATTGCAGCCAAACCGCGCATCTCCAAATGGAAAGTATCCCAGAATCGCAACAGCACCTTCCCGATTGTCA